ATCAAGGCCGACAAAGGCCGCAAATTTGCCGGAGGTGGCGACATGAAAGAGTCCAAGAAGATGATCGGTAAGGAGTTGGCCTTCATGAAGAAGAAGGGCGCTCCCAAGTCCATGATCAAGCATGAGATGGCTGAAGCCAAGGGCATGAAGAAGATGGCCGCAGGCGGTCTGGCCGCTGGCCACAAGGCTGCTGATGGCATCGCCAAGAAGGGCAAGACCCGTGGCATGGAAGTCAAGATGGCCAAGGGCGGCAAGGCTATGGGCGGGAAGTGCTGATCATGGCTGAAGCAGGAGCAGGACGGGGACTGACTGTTCCCCCAACCGCCGCTGAAATGAAGCGGATCCAAGAGCGCGAAGACCGCAACGTCTTCACCGAAGAGAAGATTGGTAAGGTCAAGACACCCAAGGGTGAGAAATTGCCCCGCGACTTGATGCCCGGTGATCTTCCTTCTCCGAAGAAGATGGCGGCTGGTGGCTATACCCGTGCGGCAGATGGTTGCTGCAAGAAGGGCAAGACTCGTGGAAAGATGGTGTGATCATGGCAACCAATCCGTATCAAGGTGATGATGTTGATCCGTTCTCCGCAATGCGCGACGAGGAGGGCAACATCAAGAAAATGAGCGACGAGGATGTCGAAGAGACGCCTCGTAGTACTCCTTCTCGCATGTATCGGCCGGATGAAACCCCGGCTGCTCCTGCTGCGCCGACTTCCTTCAAAGATGCTTTTGCTGCTGCTCGCCGCGCAGGCGGTAAGACGTTTGAATGGCAGGGCAAAAAGTACACGACGGAAATGGCTGGCGACAAGAAGGCTGCTCCAGCCTCCGCACCCGCCCCCGCCGCTCCTGCTGCTCCAAAAGCCAAACAGAGCATTTACGACACGAGTCGTGATCCCTTGGTTCGTCGATTCAAAGAGTCAATGGCCGAGCGTGAGGCGGACAAACAACGCAGCAAAGAAGCACGAGCCGAAGTTGAGCGTCTGAGCAAACGGAGTACTCCTGTTTCGCGTGATCGGGATCCGTATCGTGGACGTACCGCCGAACAGCGCATGAAAGATTTGCGCGGTTATGCTGGAGGCGGCAAGGTGACTGCGTCTTCGCGTGCTGATGGCTGCGCTAAGCGCGGCAAGACCAAAGGGAAGATGTACTGACATGCGCGCCTCCCGTGGAATGGGTTGCATCAACCCCGCAAAGATGCCCAAGGGCACGGTTAAACAGCGCCGTGACAACACGGATTTCACGGAGTACGCCGAGGGTGGAGAAGCCAAGTCCAAGGTAAACGCGGCAGGCAACTACACCAAGCCTGGGATGCGCAAGTCGCTCTTTGAGAAGATCAAAGGGCAGGCTGTTCAGGGTACTGCGGCAGGGCAGTGGAGCGCGAGAAAAGCGCAGTTGCTTGCCAAACAGTACAAGAGTAAAGGCGGTGGCTATCGTGACTGAAAAGACAAAAGCGCGGCAAACGGCCGAACGTATGGAGTCGGAGCGTATGGCTCCGATGACTACTCGCAATCGCGCAATGCGTGGTGCTGTGACTGGCCCCAATATGCTCGAAGGGCCGTCTGAAATCTATGACGCTGTGCGCTCGGCTGTGTCCCCGAGAAAAGGCCGTTCTGAAGAGGAAATGGGCGAACTGACTCGTGAAGTTGGTCGCGCACAAGAAGCCCGTAAGGGCAAGATTGACCCAACTATGTCGGACGAAGCGCGTAAGGCTTTGGTCCAAGCGGGTTACGCAAAGGGCGGCACCGCCTCCTCCCGTGCTGATGGCTGCGCCAAGCGCGGCAAAACTCGTGGGATGATGGTGTGAAAAAGCCTCAGCAGTCGCTGAAGAACTGGACTGACCAGAAGTGGAGAACAAAAAGTGGTAAACGATCTTCTGACACGGGTGAAAGGTATCTTCCAGAGGCTGCGATCAAGGCTCTCTCGCCCCAAGAGTACGCCGCCTCAACCCGAGCAAAACGAGCAGGCAAAGCCTCCGGCAAGCAGTTCGTAGCCCAACCCAAGTCTGTAGCCAAGAAAACTGCAAGGTTCCGCTAAATGGCAACTTCAGGCACCGCTGTATTCAACCTCGATCTCTCTGAGGTCGTGGAAGAAGCCTTTGAGCGTTGTGGCTCAGAACTTCGCACGGGCTACGATCTTCGGACTGCCCGTCGCAGTCTGAACCTGCTCTTTGCCGACTGGGCAAACCGTGGCATCAACATGTGGACGATGGAGCAGGGGACGATCACCCTGGTCTACAACCAGATGACCTATGCCCTGCCCAACGACACGGTGGACCTGCTTGAGCACCAGATTCGGACGCAGGCCAACAGCAGCAGCAATCAGGCTGACCTGAACATCACGCGGATCAGCATCAGTACTTACGCGACGATCCCGAACAAGTTGACTACCTCGCGCCCGATTCAGATTCTGGTGCAGCGCAACAACGGGATGGACAGCCCGATTGGGGCAACTCTGCCGTCCACGATTACGGCAAGTGCCACTACGATCACCCTGTCTTCGACTGCCGGTCTGCCCGCCCAAGGGTTCATCAAGATCGACAACGAAGTCATTGTCTACGGGTACATCACGGGCAACACGCTGTACAACTGCTTCCGTGGTCAGCAAGGGACGACGGCAGCAACTCATACCTCGGGCACCACGGTGTACTGGGCGCAGGTTCCTTGCGTGACGGTCTGGCCGGTGCCGGACAACTCGACTACCTACACTCTGGTGTACTGGAGACTGCGTCGGACGCAGGACGCCGGTCAGGGCGTGGATGTGGCAGATGTGCCTTTCCGCTTCATCCCCTGCATGGTGGCAGGCTTGTCCTATTACATGGGCATGAAGATCCCTGAAGCCTACGACCGCTTGCCGGTGCTGAAGGCTCAGTACGAGGAAGCCTGGACTTTGGCGTCAGACGAGGATCGAGAGAAGGCCGCGATTCGGTTTGTCCCGCGTCAGCAGTTCATTGGTGGGGCGACTACCTAAATGGGGAATCGCTTTGCATCAGGCAAGAAATCCATTGCGATGTGTGATCGCTGTGGACAGCAGTTCAAACTGAAGCGCCTGAAGGAAGAAGTTATCAAGACCAAGCGGTTCAACCTGCTTGTCTGTGAAGAGTGTTGGGATCCAGATCACCCGCAGTTGCAACTGGGTATGTACCCCGTTGACGACCCCCAGGCGGTTCGGAACCCACGTAGAGACTCGACGTACCGGACTGCGGGAACGAACAGTCTGGAGATCAATATCGCAAACCCGGAGCAGGGCTTCCCAACAGGCGGCTCTCGGGATATTCAGTGGGGTTGGAACCCCGTTGGTGGGGCGAGGGCAAATGACGCTGGTTTAACGCCAAACTACTTGGTGGCAATCACATCTGTTGGTACAGTAACCATCCAAACGACGTAAGGAGTCGAACATGGACGCAAAGAAAGCCGTTCACAAGCATGAGAAGGCCATGCACCCTGGTAAGCCCCTGACGAAACTCGCCAAGGGTGGCAAGACCAATCAGCAGATGCGCGAACTCGGTCGCGGTCTGGCAAAGGTTGCCAACCAGAAGAAGTCTTCGTTCACCTACAAGAAGGGTGGCTGAAATGGCTAAGTTCAGCAAAAAGATGGGCGGCAAGGAAGTCGGAGATGCCTCCGTCTATGCCGAGCCCCACACGATGACGGGCGGCAAGGTTGCCCTGGGTAATGGTACCCAGGCGGAGCCGACCGAGGCCAACAAGATCAGGATGTCTGTGGGCAACATCAATCGGGACGGGTACAACCCCGCCCCCAAGACCTCGGGTATTAAGACCCGTGGCAACGGTTGCGCCACCAAGGGCACGATGGCCAGGGGACCGATGGCGTGAACTACACGGAGTTGAAGACCGCTGTTGAAGATTACACGGAGAATACGTTCTCCGCGACTGACTTCGCCACCATGACGAAGTTGGCCGAACAAAAAATCTACAACACTGTCCAACTGCCGTCACTTCGTAAGAACGTCACCGGCACGCTCACGGTCAACAACAAGTATCTTCAATGCCCCGCTGATTTCCTGTCGGTGTTCTCTCTGGCGGTGATCCTGGCAGATGGGTCGTATGAGTATCTGCTTGATAAGGATGTGAACTTCATCCGGCAGGCGTACCCCACGCCTACAAGCACGGGCACTCCTAGGTACTACGCCATCTTCGGTCCCCGGTCAGATGATCCGAATGAACTGACGTTCATTGTTGGTCCGACCCCCAATGCCAGTCTGTCAGTTGAATTGCATTACTTCTACTATCCGGTCTCGATTGTTACGGCAAACACTTCGTGGCTTGGCGACAACTTTGACTCTGTGCTATTTAATGGCGTGATGGTCGAAGCGGCTCGGTACATGAAGGAAGAGCCGGATGTGGTGCAGAACTACGAGCAGCAGTTTGCTCAGTCTCTGATCCTGTTGAAGCAACTGGGCGATGGCAAGAACCGTCAAGATGCCTACCGCAACGGGCAGGTTAGGGTACAGGTCAAGTAATGCCAATCGTTCAAACGCAGACCACCTCCTTCAAGAAGGAGTTGTATCAGGCCATCCACGATCTGACGACGGATGTCCTGAAGATTGCTTTGTACAACGGCAACGCAGACCTCAACGAAGACACGACCGTTTACACCACGACGGCAGAGATCACTGGGACTGGGTATGTGGCAGGCGGAAAGATACTGACCGGCACGACCATCAGCAGTTCTGGGTATACGGCCTTTGTGGACTTCGACAATGTGGAGTGGAACCCCGGCGCGTTTACAGCGCGGTGTGCTCTGATCTACAACTCCAGTAAAGCCAACCGTTCCATCGCCGTGTTGGACTTCGGGTCAGACAAGACCTCGACGACCACCTTCACCATCGTCATGCCGGTCAACGACGCCAACAGTGCGCTGATCCGGTCTTCCAATTAAGGAGTCACCATGTCCAACGAACGCGCTGTCGCCTCGGATTTCATCGGGAGCGGACTGATTGCCGGAACTCAGAACCAAGAGCAAGCCCTCGCTGTGGGCCGCTACAAACTGGAGTGCCGTGACAAGGACGGTAACCTGAAGTGGGTTGTTGAGGAAGACAACCTCGTGGTCAACGTCGGCCTTCAATACATGGCCGGTACTGCGCTGACCTCCACCGCGCAGATCACGACTTGGTTCTTGGGCTTGATCACTGGCCCCGGCGTGACCACGAGCGCAACCGACACGATTGCCTCCAAGGGCTGGACTGAGTTCACGGGCTACAGCAACTCGACCCGTGTGGCTCCTACGCTCACGGCTGCGACCAACGCCAACCCCTCGGTGGTGACCAACTCGGGCACACCGGCCAACTTCAACATCAATACCTCTGGCACGGTGGGCGGTGCGTTCCTAGTCTCCAACAGCACCAAGGGCGGCACGACTGGCACGCTGTTCTCAGAGAAAGCCTTCTCTGCTCCTGGGGATCGCACGGTGGTCAGCGGGGACATCATCGCAGTGACGTACACCTTCAGCCTCGCCGGTTGAGGATGAGTTGTGGCAGAAGGCGGATGGGGTTCCGGCACCTGGGGTCAGGCCGGTTGGGGTGACTCTGTTTATGACCGGGCTGTC